CCTTGGGGTGTTCTCCCCGAAACGACAACGTCTTGCACCTGTCGCTCGATCACATCTTAATTACGATGTCACTCATATGACACCTGCCATAGCAGCAATCTTAGCTGCGGCGCCCATAGACGCAACATCCTCTGAAAGCTCCTCCACGCCATGCCCCGCCGCACTAGCGGCTTTCACGACCGTATTCCACGCAGCGTCGGAAAGCGTGTCGTGATGGGTATGACTTGCCGTTGCAGGGTTACCAGGATCGAACCGCACGCGCCACTCTATGGTAATCATGAACTCGATATACCGTGGATCGTTGTTCTCTTGAACGAACACGATCGGTGACAACGCGGCGGGTCGCTCGTTGCTGCTCCATGCAAATTCGCCAGTATAATTCTTGATTGGAGCAAAACCCGCATACTCTGTCATGTCAAGTGGGTACGCGTTACACTTAACGCCTCGCAGCGCTAACTTCCCACCGGTCAACATGCGTGGCGCGTAGAATGAGATGACTCGTGATGCCATCTCATCGTACGTCAATCCCACGGGCGAGGATCCGAGCATAAGCTGCTGGTTCACTCGAGCCATAGCGAAAACACCGTCCGCAGCCTGCAAGGCTGCCGCGTTCATCACTTGGACGGTCATCGCCGCGGGAACGACCTCACACGCCTCCGCGAGCCCGGACATGGGCATGTTGATGGCACGCGTATTGTCGGTACCAACAACATCCAACGCTGCATCGACATCTTCAATCCCACACCAGTTGTACCATTTGCCCTCATCCGGATGAAGGAACGGGCAAAACAGCACAAACTTCGAGTTAGAGGAATGAAGCTTCGTCGTCCGTATCACCGTGTACGGCCCCACTGCTCGAGGGAGTCCCAAAGTGCGGGGTACTCGAGCGTCCAGACATTTCAGGAGGGTAGCAACGGACCCATTGCCTACCTTCCCAGTTCCAAAGTTGCGGGGGGGTGCGGCAACCGCACCCTGCGCAAGCACGACCGTTGCATTCCTTCGAGAGAGGGCGCGTCCGCGCCCATTCCTTCGGGTCGTCTTGCCGTTTAGATCCCTGCGGATCTTTCTCAATTTCTGCACGGCTTTGGTCGCTTTTCCTGATGCCTTTGCCATACTGGAAGAAATCCAGGAAAGGGCAAACGAAGCAAGTGTCAGTACGTCGTAACATACCCGTTGAAAACTCAGTGACCAAGCTCAAGGGGATTCCCTTGTGCCATTGCATATATACAAGAGTGCAGTCTATAAACAAAGATCGAACAATGCTAGTGAAGCGGGGCACTCGCTTTGTGCCCTTAAGATTGCTACCAGGCTCCACAGGGCGGCTTCACGGGTAGCCGGGTCGGACTGGCTCATGTCCTTACACTACCGGATCCGCGGCCTCTTCACACTGTCCACGCTGGATACGCCAGCGCCTCGGTGCCGTAGTCATCGGAAGAACCCCGAAGCCCAACACGTGGCCGTTGCCAGCGAAATGTGCACGTCCGTGTCACATCACGTGCCAGGATTGAACTGACATCCCGAAGGACCGTCCTCGCGGAGGATCGGTGAGGACGAGGGTTGCCATTCAGGTCTCCTCGCCACCCCGAAGGGCATTCTCAACCGACCAGGGGTCTCGTACCTGAGGATGCGTAGCAGCGGTTGGCAATTCCGCCACCCCGGATCAAATAGGGTGTCCTCAAAGGCCTTCACCTCAGTGGGGTCCCGTTCCCCTTATACAGCAGGCTTACGCCACCACACTGCACTGTGGTGGGCAAAGAATAAGCCCCAACTCTGGCCATCAACGGTTACATGGCCAACGTGTACTCCGCCACTATACACGCAGCTCCTACGGGAAGACGACAGGTAGATCTCTGGACGCGGAGCTGAGTCGGTCTCACCACAGGCCGTTATCTTGCCCATGGCTCCCCTTCTAATTATGTTGTCGTTTGGCGTGCATTCGATGGTCCGCCCCTAGGGGCGGCCCCCCTTCTAGTCACTTGGGGGGCGCCAGCTTGCTGGCAAGCTGTTGAGGTGACTCTCATAGTCACCAATGCCTTCAAATGTCCAAGCTTGCAACTTGAAGGTGTCCAGTTCCCTCCAAGAGGCAGGGCACAGCAGTGCCTCCAATCTTTTCCCTTCTTCGGTGGGGGTCACAAACAGATTCTGCGCTTCAATCATGTCGTCAATCTCACTGAAATTGTGACCCTCCTCACCCATGACCCTCATAGACATCTCTCTGTCCACCACCTCCCTGCTTCGTTTCACGTCCATAGCGTATTCATGAAACTTGCGTGAAACCGTTGGAAGCAAGCCTGCAAAATCAGCCGCGCGAGCTAGAGCTCCAGCAGCGGCGATATCTCTCACCAAATCAACATTGCCGTCCTTGGCGGCCTGGATTATGGTGGAGGAGCAGCTTACTCCCGCTCCCACCAAGGCGCGAGCGAGCTCAGGGCATGCAAATCCTGTTGGCTCGCCGTCTTCGCACACGATGTGGTACCCGCAGAAGGTAGCGCGGCGTTCTGCATAGATGATCTTCATGTTGAATCCCTGGCGCTTCCACCAGTCCAAGAAGATAACATCCATAGCATCGCCTTTCCTCATTGGTGGATACATGGCGCACAATGAATCATCCCCCTCAAATGTGCCGTTCCACCAACGTGCCTGCCCAGTCTCATCGATCCCTCTTCTCACCGCCGGATCCAAAAACCTCTCTGGCATCTTGAAAATTGAACATGTCCAATTAACAAAGTTTTCCCACCAGTTGAGGCACGACGTGCCGCGATGGCCTGACCGCCGTATGGCATCGATGGTCATCCTCATCTTGTCCATCTTCTTCTGAAAGAAAAGCTTGAGCTTCTTCTTCTCACAGCATGCCTGATGCTCCTCATGCCACTGCGCTGGCACAACGCCGTAAGGAGTAAGCACCTGCATGATGTGCTTCAAGATAGGATTCTCGACCAAGCCACGGATCGTGACGTTGCAAGTAGTGTCCCACGCACTACCGTCTCCTTCAACGAGTTTGGCACCTCTCTTCGTCAGGTTCTTCACCGTCCTCTCGATCGCGGCGCGTTTTGCAGCGTGCTTGATCGACTTGTCTTCGAACCATTCGAACAACAAGTCCTCAAAGCACTTGACAACTATGAGTGCCATAAGTTGCCCATCGTCGCCATC